TGTATCTCCTCAACAAATAAAACTTTTTGTTGGATATTTTTAGTGTTAGTCCTATTTATTTCTTGGAATTTAGGGTGCTCTTTTCTGAGTCGGTTCACCATATCTTCTTTAAAATCGTTCAGACTCATGCCAAGCTCCTCTATCTTAGATTTAGGGTAACTATTTGCATACCTGACATCCTTAGATTTATTTCTGATTTGATATGCGCTTCCTCTATCCACTAATTCAAAAGCCTCATCAAAGTCTAGTTCAATTGAATCTGGGTTAACGTAATTAGGGTTAGGTACAGTTAGGTTCCTATCATTGATTCTGAAATGAGCTAGGATATTCTGCATACCACCAAAATGCGCTCGTTCTGAGAAAGTAGTTCCTGGCACTAATTTTTTAGCAGTCTTATAATTCTTGTCAATATATTCTTGCGCCTCCTCCTTGGTGTTAAAAGGTATATAGTCCAAGCCTGATACAAAATATTCTCCATCTCTCTCCACCACGTTCTTATCCAAAATAGCAGGCCTAGTTTGTTCGGGCCTTCTCAACAATACCTCTCTGTAGTTCGTCCCTCCGGGTAGAACTTCGGTCTCGTGAAAGGGGGTGTGTAATTCGGACTTCTCTCTTACTACATCATCTATAACCGTTTCTTCCCACATTTCATCATTCTCCATCAAGTCGGGAAAAGCGGTATTTATAGCATTATATACGTCGTAATCATTAGCAAGTCCTATTTCCAAAGCGTCAATACCCACACCTTGATTTTTTGTTACAAAGTCTACTACTTCAGGAATAGCATATTGACTATCTAAATTCAGGGCCTCTTTAGCGGCAGACTCCCCTAATACCACCTCCTCTATTTGAAGTTGATTCTTAGTGACAAACTCTACTACTGCGGCTTTAGGAATAGAGCGCCCACCGTGTTCACGTTGGTACTCTTTTAAGAACTGACCTAGCCCAATAGCTTCTAGCTCGGCTTTAGTACCTACCCCCCCCTTCTCAGCTATCTGCTTCATCCATTGCTCCGGGGTAGCTGCGTTTTGTTGAATCACCTCTAGTCCCTCAATAGCCGTAGACTTCCAAACCTCATCTTTAATTTGAGAACGACGGAGTACTTCAGGTCGTTGTAGTTTGGTCTTACGCATACCATAAGGGGCTATCGTTTGGTTCTTGTTGGCTTCACCCAGCTCTACTCTGCCCTTCTTCTTTGACATCATAGTCCATCTCTCCCTACCTGCCTCATCAGCAACTAAATCATATTTGTGCATTAGCTCTTTAGGCATTACTTCAAAAGCATCAATCTTCTGATTGGGAACACCCACAACTTTTCCCATTATATCAGTATGATAGGTAGAGTGAGAACTTTTTTGAGTTTTTTGATTAGGCTTTAAAACTAACATGATGTCGTTCATCTGAAAGTCATTATCCTTATAGAATCCATCTCTAAGTGTATTAACATCTATAAAGCCCTCCTTTGGTGTCATAAGTTTATTGAATGCAGTTCTTGACTTTGTCCGTTGTTCCCCCATGAGTTGAAGAAATTTCTTCCGTCCCGTTCCTATTTTGTTGCCAGCTTCATGGGCTGCTTTTACTTGAGCCTCCGTGGGTTCAAATAGGGTTTTGAATGCTTTATTGGCCGTAGCTTCCTTAATTTGAGCGTCAGTCGGATTCTTAATTCCATGATCTATCAATTTCTGTTTAGCAGCTTTATCAATCAATTGCTGCCTAGCCTTCTTCACACTAAGAACCTTGTCAAGAGTAGGATCTTTACGTAGAGAAGCCCAACTATCGTGAGCCTCCACAACTTCTTTTAGCCCTTTAACAACTTTCTTTAATCCTAGAACATCCTTTTTGAATTTCTTGAAATCTCCTATCCTATCTTTATGAACATCAAACACCTTCTTATTAAAGAGCATACTTTGAGATGGAGAACCACTTACAATAAAGATGTAATCAGCGTCGATTTTATTTTCTAGACTTTTAGTCTCCGCTCCTGTAGCCCATATTTTGCCCTCTTCCCTATGGGTAGGATCTAATGCATAACTAGGACCAGCATCTAAAAAGTGCTCTTTATTTATGACTACATCTTCATAGATTCCTCTGCCCAATTGGTCGGCAGTCCAAAACATAACCTGCTGCCCTTTGGCTATAATCTCATCTATGAGAGCTAACAAATCTAAACTGTCACTAGGTTTAACATACGAAAGTGGGTAGCTTTTTTCAAACTTTATTTTCTTTCCTAGCCTAGAACGACGACCAGGCTTCTTTAGTTTTTTGGCTTTACCAATAGGAACCGATGCTCCCTCTGCTAAGGCTTCAATATCTGTTTCGCTAAATTCTATCTCTAACTGTTTGCCCGTATTCCTTTTCGCTCTTTCGCCTCTAGCTTTCTTCTCGGAAATTCCTTCTAGCATTTCCTTTACTTGCTCGGCTTTTTTCTTAGCTGCGCCTGTTAATCTTTCTTTAAACCCTTTCTTTTCTTTAGCTTCACGCTCTTCCTTACGCTTCTTAGCCATCTCTTTTTTTCGTGCCTCTCTATTCGCTTTAGCTTTTTTCTGCTTAGTCGTAGTGACCTTGGTTGGTGTACCTACCTCTTGGCCCGTTTTTAAATTTGCTGCTGTCTCAGTTAAAAAAGATAGAATATCTTGAGGGTTATTCTCATCTAGCGTTGCCTCTTCATTGCCTGTAACCTCCCTAATAATTTTGTTTATCATTTCAGCTATCTGCTGTAGTATGGTCTTTTGCTCATCCGTTAAGGTTTTAGCATCAAAGCCATCATCCGTTAAGGCGGCTCCAAGCTCCACCAGAAACTCCTCGGACCGCACTCCTTTTTCATATTGCTTACTGAACTTAGCCATCCTACGAGCTAAATTCCCATAGCCCGCTTTCTTTAGCCTAGAACTTATGTCCTGCTGAAAGGTAGCAAATCGTTTTTGGTCATTGCCAAAGGTGTTTTGTAATACCACATGGAAGGCTTCGTGCATGACACTCTTCTCATCAGCTAAGGCTGCATTGACAATGAATGTTTTTAGTTTACCCGTATCTTTATCAAAGTCTACTGCTGCACTCTCCCCTTTAATTAATTTTAATCCCGCATCCTTAACGGCTTTATTATAGGCTTCTTGAGAGTCAGCTACATGAATCATCTTGGGATCAATTATTTTCCCTAGTGATTTACCAACTTTCTCAGCAACTTTCTTTAGGTTAGTTACTCGCTGTGCTTTTTCTTTTTTAGAGAGAGTCTGAAAGGGCTTAGTTAGACTTTGAATATCTACCCCCGCTTCCTGCATTTGTTTAAGTTGTTGAACCCCTTTCAATCCCTCATAGACTTCATCTAAGGCGATCTCTCTTTTTAATTTAGCTTTTTCACTAAGAGGGTTTTGCGATAAGAGATTATCTCTCTCATTCTCTAACTCTAATTCCCTCTTATCAATATCCATCTCTTTTCGAATACTATCAGATAAGTTGGTAGCAGATTGATCTACCTTTTTATTCTTTACTATATTGTCAATGGCCTCCGTTAACTCTTTTATTTGTTCTTTATTGCCATCAGGATTGAGTTCAAGTTTTTGTCTTTTGAAGATGAGGTTGGTTAAGGCGTTCTTTATCTTCCTTCCATCTCTGTTTTTAAATAGGTTAAAACTGGTACCCTTCTTCACGAGGTCAAACTTCTGGTCTACCTGAGACTTTATGTTGGAGTTCTGTTTGATATAGCCATGGATTCTCTTATTGAGAACTCCTGCCGCTAAGGCTTTGTCAGCCCACTTATTTATTGTTGCAGCACTTTGCCCATATTGCATCATATCCGGCAAGAAACTTATTTTTTTACCTAAGTCAAATTGATTGGCATCACTTAGTTCTCTAAGAATAGACATACTAGTTTGCGTGGCTGTCATTCCAGGGCCACCTACCATCTCAGCGAAAACCTCGGTAGCCTTATACCCTTGACCTGATAATATCTGTGCCGCAGCCTCACCCATACCCTCAGTAATAGGGCTTATCACTGTGGCCCCAGCTAAGGTGCCTCCAATATTAGCCCACTTATTTATGAATGGATTAGCAAAACGCCCTAACATATTTCCCGTAATCTTATCTACAGCGCCAATTGTTACTCCTCTTATCAACCCTTGGAGACGACCTGTATTCATAACCTCTTTATCGGCCAGACCAGCCATTATATCATCAGGGTTACTTAAATCATAGTGTCGTCCTGTATTGGGGTTGATAGACTGACGCATAGTATCCATAATGGTATTGCCATATTCCATCGCCGTGGTGGTCATAAACATTCCTACTTCAGCACCCCCTATCAGTCCGGGGAGAGCTCCAAACCCAAGGCCTCCCGTAAACCCTATTACCCCACCGACAGCCATTGTGGTAGGCATTATATGAGCGGCAATAGGCAACATCATAGCTAAAGAGTTAGCTGCTAACCCACCTATTATTTCAAAGGGATCGTTACCAAAAACACTTAATTGTTCGGCAAATGTCTTAGCTCCATTAAATTTGGCTACCGCCTCGGAGTCGTATAGAGTCTGCCTATATGCCTCTTCGGCTGCCAATATTTGAGCAAACTCTTTGTCGGTATGAGCACCTGCCTCTACCTTTAACATATCTGTTACACTGACACCTTGACTAAAGCCTTTAGCCATCTGATTGGTGAATCCTTCCCACTCTCCTACAAACTCTTCTTGAATGCCTTTATTGGTTTTTTCATCGAAGTACAAACCTGACATCCTATAAGTTTGGGCTGTCATTATCTCTTTATCTCTAACTATAGTTCTCTCCGCAATTAGTTGGTTGGCTGCATCTACATCTTCTTGAGTTTCCAGTGTTACTGTAGACAACTTCGATAAAGGAACTCCAAACTTTTCGATAGACTTTTTATCTATTTCAGAAACTTCTTCTTTAAGTTTATTATTTTCTTTAGTGGCTTTTTCTGCGGTCACCCTATGGGCTCGTGCTAAGATTCTATCAGTCTCTAATTTTGCGGTGGTATACTTTCCGCTTCCTAAAGCAGGATTCTCAGCTATCATCTCATCTATTTCTCCCTCTAGTCTTGCTATCTCCGCTTCTTGAGCCTTACTTAAAACCGGGACCTCTTCATATTGAGGAAACTTAGGATCGTATCCAATATTTTTTGTTTGGGTGTCGGCAGGGTTCGATTCAATATCATTGATACGGGCCTCTAATCGCATGATTTCTTCTTCGGCAATATTTATCTTACCGGACATTCCTGCCTCCCATCTTATTCGAGCTATCTCTTTATCAATTTCTTTTTGCCTAGCTTCGGTAGCTGTTTTGCGTTCTTTGCGAAGGGGAGCTAGTTGGTCATCAATATTGCCCCACTCTAAATCTTCCTTCTTAAAATATTCTTGCCTCCAATCTAAGGTTTCTCCCTTAATTTTAGCCTTTTGCATTTGAGAAATCCTAGCATTAAGAGCAGCAATTTCGTCTTTATTGACTTCAGGGTTCTGAGAAAGCTCAGTGACTTTATTAATAAGGGCATCAATCTCAGGAGTGCTTTCTCCCAAACTCAAGCCTTCTTGTTCTTTTATATCTTTAATCTCTTGAGCTGTTTTATCTACAGCATGAGTTCGAAGAAATTCCTTTAACTTCTCAGCCTCCTCATAGCTACTGCCATAAGGATCTAAACTAAGTCTATGGGTATGACCATCATAGGATTCTACATCCACATAGTCCATACCATATACAGCTTCCGTAAATTTAAAGCCATACTTGCTATACTTTTCTTTTAAGGTTACTACGGCGTCGCCTTCACCTGCCTCATCAATAAATGTTTCTAAAGGAACCGTGTTGCCATCAAGAAGCATATAATTAACATCGTCCTTTTGGTCAATCTCAATATACGAAAGAGGCTCTTTGCGAGTTTGTAATTCCTCTCCATCTTCCTGTTCTTGAAGATATTGAGCATGGGCTGCATTATCCTCTGCCACCGGGGCTTCATAGGGGGCTGCTGGTTTGGGACTAGGAGAGGGAGGGGGTGTAGTGCTGGCGCCTTTTTTTTTTAATTGACCTGATGTCACCGCCGCATCGAAAGCCTCACCTAATTCGGCTCGTGCTTCCTCTTCACTGAGTTCGCTTCCGTCAGGAGCAACAAAAAGGGCATCTCCACTCACCTCCTCTTCCGCTGCTTCCTCTTGAGCTACAGATTCTTCTTCTTCCACTTCCACGATTTGACCTTCAGCTATATAGGTTTGCAAGTCATCACCAAACTCTTCCATGGCTTCATCTTCACTTAAAATGTCTCCATTAGGCATTTTATATTTTTTGTCTGTACCTATCATATTAACACGCTATTTCTATGCCTCGTGAAGTAACTTTTTTCTTATTTATACAAGGGGCTGCCTTATTTATTTCCTTTCGTATTGCCGCCCTTTGCTTATCGGTTCGGGCGTGATAATATTTCATGCCTAATTCCATGAGTTTTTTATTGCTTTTTTGTTGGGCCGCATCTGGTTTGTTGGATACAATATCTAGGGAAATCTGTCCCATACCCTTATAATGGGAGGCAATTGTAACACGATTAGTATCCTGGCCTGAGTTCGGAACAAACGTCTCTACCTTCACCTTAGTGTCTGGAACCGATCCAAATCCTCTTAGATATTGCTTGATATCTTTCTTCTTCTGCGCTTTTAAAGTATCAGTGGCCACCAAACCATAGCCCTTTTCTATTATGGTCATCGCTGTATTAGAGTCTACAGACTCAGCGACCAATTTTCCCTGCTTATTTTTGACGGGCCTCGTAAATCGGGGATAGGTTTTTTTGCCAATAAACATTCCCTCCCCATTTTTATCAGTTTGGCGTTGAGCCCCTTTGGAAACAGGATAATATCGCATAGACTCTTCGGGCGTTCCTCCTTTAGCTTTATACGGAGTTTTGCCATAATTCCCCTTTCCTTTTCTAAATCTTCCTGTTCCCGCCTTAGCTTTACCTCCTTCCAAATAATCGGCAAGACGCTCTTCCATTTTCGCTACATCTAATACAGGCTCTCCATTGGCATCTTTGATTACTTCCTTATTAGCGTCCTTTTTAACAGGATAGTCTATACGCTCTACGTTGCCATTTTTATCATATATTTTCATTGTCCACCTAAAGTCAGCTCCTGTTTTCCCATTATGGGCACGTGATATTCTAGTAAACTTTCCGTTACTAGCAGCAATATACCCATCAGTATCCCATTGCGCCGCATCGGAAACATCGGTATAGAAGGCGGTATCAGATTTATTTTGGGCTATTTGTGCAGGGGTGAGTTTTTTAGTCGTGTTGTCAGTAGCCTTACCCCCGGTTTGAATGTGGTCTACCATACTAGATTGTTTCTTATAGAGGTCTGCTCGTACTCGCTTGTGTTGCATATCCCCAATATTAACTTCGTCGCCAGGGTTAAAGGTTTTGGTTACCGACTTAACATCTCCACTTATAGGATCAATCTCATCATAAGTAATCGTCATAGGTTCCCCTCCCGTTGGGATAGTGAAAGCATGACCTTGAAACTGAGGGGTATTAATCCCCTTTACTTCGGCAAAAGATATGGCTAACATCTGCTGTTCTCCCCGAATCGCCATCTCAGCATCTATTGCCGCTTGAGCTGGGGTATAAGCTGCGTTTCCAGTATTCGCTGCTATAAGTTCTTGGGTTTTCGCTTGGATAGCCATCTTGCCTAGATCGGATACCATATAATCGGCTACAGTTTTCATGCGATTAGCCTCACTTGTGACGTAAGTAGGCTTGTGGTCATATAGGCCACTATACCACCCCGCTACTTCACGAGGATTGCTAGTATTGGCGTCAACATTAAGAAGCCTCTGACCGTTAAAGTCAGGGTGCTCGGATTGGCTTTCAAGGTAAGTGCCATCAGCTTGTTTCACTTTAGTTTTAGGCAAATCCCCTACCATCTTGTTTAAGGACTTAGAAACATCTATAGCCTCATCATAACTATTCTCAGGAGCGAGGATGCTAGTAAGGCTTTTCGTTACTAGACCTCCCGCACGGGTGCCTTGTAACTCCATATTGCCATCGGCATCAATGATCATATCTAAGTCGGAAAAATCGCCTATCTTAGAATCTTCTTGCAACATAGCAGCCATGAAATCAGAACCTTTTCCACTTGCTACAGTATTAATACCTTCCTCATAGTGTTTGTTCCAATCTTGTGCCCTGGTAGCTAATGCCTGCCAAGAGGCGTCCATATTCGTGTTCTTGCGGCGGTATTCATTATCATTACGCCCCTTATTTTTTTTCAATGCTTGGAAGTCGTCATATTTTTGTTTAGTGACTTTAGTGATTTGCTCTTGCATCCAATTGTTAAAGCCCTTGCTTTTAGCTTCTGTGCTTTTAATTTTGCGAATAGACTCATCATACTCCGCTGTAAGTTTATCCCTTTTTTGTTGTTCTAATTTCTGAGCAATTTGTATCTTTCCGGCTTGAGTCCTCGCTGCTCCTCCTATATCAAAGGCGCCTTCACCTTCTTCTCGTTTTTGATATCCTAATGCATTTGCCATTTAACCCCATTTTTCTTTTATTCCTGATGCCAAATCTCCTCCCAAAGCCATAGCACTCCCCGCTGCTACGTTATAATTCGCTTGGGCATCGGCTTCCATCTTGCCATATCCCTCGGCTTCCAATAGCGCTGTATCATACTCTCGTGTAGCTCTTTCTTCTTCAATGGCTTGGTCTTTCTCTAGAACTTTAACATCACGATCATATAGCCTCTTGGCAGTGTCCGCAGTTAAGTCTAAATCTTCTTGACGACCAATCTCTGCAATATTGACGGCGCCACCCATAGCTGATCGGGCATCCTTTTGAATAGTAGGGATAGTAGTAGCATCTCTTTGGGCTTGACGTTCTTTTGTTCGTTCTATGGCTTCGGTATCGGCTTGAAGTCCTGCTAGTTCATTCTGAACAGTAACGCCCTTAACTCGATTAGTCGCAGCAATACCCCCCGCTTCGGCTTCTCTTTTTAATTTATTTTGCTTTATCATCTGATGGATGCTCATCCCTAAGCCACCCACGGCTACTAATACTGATGTTATTGCTGCCATATCATAAAATTTTAATTAATTCCGTACATCCAGTATCTCCTTGAATATACCCACATTCTTTATATTTCTCTATTAAACTATTGCTCTTTAAAGAGCTATATACATATTTTACCCCTCTTTCTTTACTAATCGCAGATAAAGACTCTAATAAAACCTTAATGGCATCTCCTCTATCTTTCTCTTTATACTCTTTATTGGAAATAACAAATTCACACCAAGCGGCCTTTGAATTAGTAAAATAAATAAACCCCGCACAAATGTCGTTGTCCCCTTTTGATACCATCAAGCCACCTATTCCATCTTCAGGAAGAAAGTCCTTAGAAGGAGCGGCCCATTTCCAATCTTTCCACCATTTAACTAAAGTGTTTTCGTAATCTCCTTCTCGTAATAGTCTTACTTGGAACTCCATTATTACAAAGATACTAAATTAAGGATAACTTTTAAATGCCTCACTCTTCATTGAAAACATTTCTACTGCCGTCGTAAGACTATTGATAAGTTGAACCTCCATATAATATCCTCTAGAGCCATAAGATTCAGCCACCGAGTCTTTAATTGCTAAGATAAAATCCCCTGGAACTGGAGCATTAGTGGAGACTGTAACTTCTATAACATTCTTGTCAATAAATGTAATGGTCCCAATTAAGTCTCCTGCTAGTACATTATTTTTGTAAACAACATCCCCAACATTTACCATTTGGTTTATATTGAATCCAAAAGTTATAGTTATAATTCCAGGTACAACTCCTACTACAGCGGCGGCAGTCCCTATTCCTTGAGCAGACATAAGATCTAAGTCAGTATTATTGTCATTTCGTCGGATATTGCCATACCAATCTCCTTCTTTACGTAAGTACCAATCTGTCTGTATTTGTCCATTCTCCAAGTCAGTGGTTACCACCGCCCTCCATGGGTGCGTAGACTCTAACCCAATTGTTTTAAACATCTTAGCATCCATAGGCTGATCATTAAAAACATTGGTAATAGTGGAGTCTCCATACACCCCATAAAAGGTATTTCTGTCAACAGTATTATCTCGATGTCGATATAACTCCCCTGCTTTCATGGTATAAAACACATTGTTCATACCAATCATCCATTCAGGATGAAAAGAGAAAAAAGATGTCCATCCTTGAAGCCTATTAGAAAATGTAAGAGTAATTTCTGCCATTATAATATGTTTATGTTTTTATGGATCATGGACCACAAGTGAATATTCCTATAACAGTTCCATCAATGGCAATTTGAATGGCTACACCATCAGCCCTCACGTACCATTTATTTCCTCCATTAAATCTATGATAGTATGAATCGTAGATATCCTCCATGTTGTTTACCCCCTCCCCAACATAATCTCCATCTGGACTCATTTGCCCTAAATAAACAACGTCATTAAGCATGGGGTATTCCGAATTATTATTCCACTGACCATCATGGTAAAATCTAGTTTCGCCTCCAGGGACTATCGCTCCACACGCCAAAAGTGCTGTATCAAAGTCAGTAGACCCATTCATATAGAATCTATTGTACCCCGGTGACTCCACCTCAATCACCACGGCAGAATCTAGGCTTGGCCCGAAGCAATTTGTAGCTCTTAAATAAAGAGTATAAATACCCGGTTTATTAGCCTCTCCTGTTAGCATACCCTCTTGGCTTAAAGTTATACCGGGAGGGAAATGGCTATTTGGAGAAACTTGTCCTTGCGCAAATGTGGCTGTCGCATCACCCATTATTTTTGATACTGTACCTCCTACATACTCCGTCACTATATATTCCCCTTTAGCTACTACTACTACTTTAGCCAATGACGAGTAACAATTTGTTCCTGTAAACGTACCTCCTGAATCTCCACCAAACAAGGTGTAATTATCGCAACTCGACAAGATCTCCCATGAGGTAGGATTATTTGTTGCTTCTAATGACATATTTACTTGAGCACCTATTTGTAATGGGATGGTAGTAGCAAAAATAACAGGTATCGCAACCTCAGCACACGCACAACTTCCTACTGTAGAAACCACTCCTCTATTGGTAATAATCACCCACGTATTTAAAGGACCTGCCACTCCTGTAGCATAATAAGCGTTATCGCCTTGAAAAATCTGTGATCCATCAGCAATAGTATATATGGTATCTCCTACAACAGGGGTCAGACCAAGTCCATTGTGGAAGTATCCCGTCCCTGGTGTATCGGGACATACATCAAATTCCGTATTTCTAGGAGTATTATTAATTAGGAATCCCGTAAGAGAAGGAGCTATTGTGCCTGCATCCCAACCGTCAAGTGGTGTTATTTTAGTATACACATCTAACTCTCCTGTAGTAATATCAGTAGAATATTTATTAAAGTCAATAGTTCCTACCCCGTTATTTACTAAGCCATCATATGGGAAAACTAAACTTATTTCTGAGTCGGGGACCCCTGCAGCTATTAAATCATTGTAATTAGCCAAAGTGTTTAACCCAACGTAGCCGGTATCTCCTACTACTGAATTGTTGTATTTTACTACGAACCTATTGGGGGTGGTATTGGCATCATAGGTGACTTGAGCCGTTCCCACATCAGTTCCAAAATCGAGGACTACATGATTAGTTCCCAATTTCCCTAACGAACTTCCAGTTGTCCCCATTGGAATCCTATCAGTATAATCCCATAGGAGATATAAATATTTATCATTTCCAGGGTTGTTGTACACAAATGGTCCATCCCACCGTTGTTCTGGCGCAATATATACAGGAGCTATGGGAATGGCCGCCGCTTGGATGGTAGATAGATCGTTAGGTCCATACTCTATAAAAGATACCAAATATGACATCTCGTTATTTAATCCTTCTTCAAATCCCTTGTTAGCCTCCAATGCAAAGTTTCCTGGCCCTCTAAAAGTAACTGTATCTCCAATATCGGGTATCCCATCATTAGGAGCCCATCCACTCGATCCGCCCCATTCCCCTATAGTTCCAACAGGGCCAATAGTCCCTGGCAAGTCCAAGTCGCCTCCCGCCCCCGTATATCCGGGATAGGCATAACTAGGATTTAATATTTGTCCAGAATCTTTAGGGTTAACGACTACAATAGGTACTACCACAACTTCCTCTGGAATACCTCGTTGCAATATATTCACATCGAAGGTGGTTCCACAAGCTGAGAATCGCAATATAAAACTTCTATTAGAACCTAGTGTTCCTGACAAATTTATACATACTCCCCCATTGCCTGAACCACTAGTAGGAGTAATAGATAGAACCCAGGCAGGAGCACCCACAGCTATAACTGACCATGAGGCATCGGTTTCTACAATAAAACACCTAGTTCCAGCACTGCTTCCAGTATAAAAATCATCTCCACTTGCCAAGTAAGCACCTCCCTTAACTTGAACTTTAAAACTGCATGGCAGTGGCAAATCAATTCCCGCTAGATTATATTTTTCGCTATAAGGGTCGATTGCTCCCAGTTTCACACTTTGAGAAGTCTCAGTATAAAAGTTTTTAAAATAATCTCTTAACCCCAAACTACTCACTTCTGTAAGAGCCATTCCTTGTAGAGATACTACACACCCCCGGCGCTCATCGCTAAAGTAAATCTCGCTCCCCCAGTCAGCAAAAGATTCTGGGTTATTACTGATTCCATATTCCCCTATATAGCTAACTTGACTTCCTAAAACTTCGGGAATAGTTACTACTTGCCCTCCTCCTACAGCATCAGATAATAGAGTTTTACCATAAAGAACGTGAGATACCTTATTCTGCTGTAGAACAAGAACATTAGTATCTCGTGCATATAATTTTTGAATAGAGCCAAAAGAGATATCTAAATCTTTCCAATTGCCTTGAGATAAGTTAAAGTCATTAAACCCATTTATAAGTAACCCATAGGTTGCACTATACGTCATACTATCTCCCCTTCGCTCTTGCTTATAATCATCTATGATAGTGCTTACACGAGGGCTATATTCTAGGGTTGGTGCGTTATAGTCATCTTTTATTCTATTGCTCTCTAGCCCATTTCCAAAAGCATAGCCATTAAACAACATATTGTTAGTTATTTGTGTTGGGAATAGGGCATTATATAGATTAAGGGATACAATAGCTGCACCTCCTATAGACTGACTGGCATAGTTTCCCGTATGTAAATTTTCACCTGTAGGGGCTTTTAATAGAGCTAAAGGATCTGATGTATATATTTCGTGGAATAAGTCGCTGTCATTATCAATAGGAACCGTCTCAAAGAAAATGGGATTTTCAGGTTGTATGATGGTCATCGACACCCACACAAATGCTCTCATAGAATTTTTCCATTCCCCCTCTCCTTTTATAATCATTCTGACAGGAGGATATGCTAGAGAACTAATAGCATGAGTCTCAATGGATGTCCATGATCCATGGAATACCCAATCATACCCCCTTCGAAAGAACACGTTTCTATATCCGATATCTGTTCCTGATCCGTCTAGTTGTTTAAAAACTTTATATATCTCATCTTCCCAAAACCACTCTTCAATATTAGCGTACTCTCTACTAGAAGTATAAGGGCCTTGGTAGGGGGTGTCATAGTTTTGCCCTCCAGTCCTTTGGTTAAGCATCTTGATATAGTTGAACGATATTTGAGCCCCCGCCTTAATAGGTTTATCGGTAGCATCTTCATTATGTATATCATTACTAGCCCCTACAGTGACAAAGTTGTCGTTGGGGATTATACCCCAACCGCCTTCCTTTCCTCCCTCTTTTCTGTCTATCATTGCCCCAGACGAACTATAGGTCCCTACTATTCCTGTCGTTACCCCTCCAGCTACGCCATGCCAATTGCCACCACCCAATGATTCGCCTTGAGTACCTTGGGCCGAAGAATTACCACTGTAAGATCCCCAATGCCGCTTAGAGCGGATATTTATTACCCACCTATCTCCTAGCTGATATCCTATACCAGAAGGAAATTCTATTTGATAGCCATTGCCAAGGCCAGAAATAGTTTGAGGACCTCCCGTTATAGCCTCACCGATCATCATAGTTCCTTGCTTCCAAGAGAATACATCAAAGGTATTGCCAGCTCGGATTATGATAGAAAGCCTGTCATCAGCCAAAAAAGCTGATTGGTCAGGGCTTGTGGTTGGGTCCACTATTATTACATCATTTAAACTGCCTGTCTTTTTTGGGTAATGAATAGGATGGTTTACATTTTCCCAATGCCATTTTTGATCCGAGGGGAATGATTGAGATGGGGATGATGTATTTGTATACTGCCTCCAATTGAAAACAGGAAAGGGGTAGTATGATTGTTTCACCCACTTACCCCATTTACCTATGCATCCTTTTGAATAACTTGTTATGTTAGTAAGGTTCTTCTCGTCAAATTCTCCTCCATCGACTCCAATTTTAAAATATAAGCCCGGAGGCTCATTGTTACCTAAAAAATTTAATTCCTGAGCTCCCACATCTAAAACCTTGTATTGGGTATTGCTAAAGGTAGGTCCTAGCTCATCAGATTTGGCGATAAGATATTTGCCTAAAGGGACTTTATCCACATCAGCTCGTTCAATCTTAAACCATCGGTATGCTCCCTCTTGATAAAAGATGAAAGGGAAAATATTATAGTAATCTTCCTTCCTCTGCTTTATATATAACCTATAGTGGGTAGCCCAATCAGGGGCATAATTAAATATCTCTACTTGAATATCATTCGCCGAGGCTGATTGCGACGGGGGGATATAAACCGTATTATAAGATTGTAACGCCCCGGTAGTTATTGTCGGAGGAGTAAGAACGGTTGTCTGCCTTTGAAACTCATCCAAGTAGGCTATTCCTATCTCATAGTCTCTATCACTTCTAAAAGTTCTATACCCCTGTTGAGTGGCATTCGGCGTTAGGTCTAAAGAATTATAGCCAACAGTATAACGCAACCCCATGGGCTCGCCCATAGAGACTAAGTCTCGGAACTCTAAATAGTTTCCATAAAGTAACCTCCTACCTACGATCTCTTGAGCTTGAGCTTTTAAAGGAACATTATCATAAAGCCGACCTAGCTGTTCTTTAGAAAGGACAGTATATATTTTGCTGTTATCAAAGGTAAGAGTCTTATCAATATTAGAGGCATATCCCAAATCAGACTTGCTTATGTTCTCAACAATATAAATATTAGATTTACCAGTATCCCTCATCACAATTTGTATCTCCTCCACTTGAGGCATTCCAGTATTAAATTTAATGGTAACCTCATTATATACATTGATCATCGCCTTATTTATGCCAGATACATAATCATACTGAAAAATGCCAGGTTGAAATGCAGTAGCTGAAAAGGGAGATAAAGCACTATATCTATTGTCTTGATATTTCCATCTATATGAAAACTCTACAAACCGTTCTTCTAGATTGTTTTCTTCAGTGCCGTTGTTTACCATGGTTATATAAGGCCCCGCTTGTGGAGGCTGAACAATAACATTCACATCAAATACACTCAAGGATCCGCCTTCGGAAACGGGTCTAGTTAACCATGCATTTCCATAATTAGCAGTATTGGTTTTTGCCCTTCCAATATTTAGATTTCTAGGTTGATTATAGTTATCAGTCCAAAACAGATACCCGTCGTAGTAATTGCCACCAGTTATAAGATAAGACTCTGTCGTAATTGGGGCTATTTGGAAGTCTAAGACATTCGTTCCTACAATTCTGTCATCAGCCACCACCGTAGTGGTAACGTCATTAGTCTCATCAAACTCAAAGATATAGGATATAAGACCATCTCTAACGAACCAATATATCTTAAATTCTTCGGGGTAGCTTATTGCTCCTAGACACTTAGCATCTGCCGTGAGTAACCCGCTACCCGTAGGACCTAGGTTGCTTATATTTATATTTCCTTTAGTATTTTCAACGGCCCCTATGTCAGAACCTTCGTTAGTGCCAATGCTTACATTTTGTGCATCTCTAAACTCTCCCGGAGGCAACAACCTTTCGTCGTCGTCCTTATTCATTATGCCTTTTACAAAACTTCTACTTAAATTCTGCGATGCCATGTTATTTTATCCATTTAGCTCTGCCTCGTAGAACCATCAAAAGTCGCCCCATCTTTTGGTTACTAAGCCTAATTTTTGCATTTCTTATTTTGGATGACTTCTCCTTTTGGGCTCTCCTCACTACATATTCCTGTACTCCAATTCGGTTATCTAAGAGTGCGTGTTTAATATAGGCATATAAGGCATCTTCAGCCTCTTTTTGAACATTAATCTTATCCACATCTCCTCCTGCCATACCATCAGAGACATATTCTAACACTATATATTGGCCGCTTACACCAGAACTGAAGTTGATGACACCACTTTTTTTATCTATCCTAAAGGTATCGTTTACATTGGCTTGACTCGTTTCCAACCCATAATAAGCCTCTCCAATGCCATATCCATATTGCCATGCACCATCGACGTCCCAACCCCAATTTCCATATCTATTATTCAATCCGCCATATCTACGGATAGGGTGCCCTGCCAATCGTTCTCGGTTTAAATGAGACTCCTGTTCTGACAGCACTTCGCCACTTAGATCAAATAACAGCTGGTTTTGATTATCCCTTAAATACTCAGCGGCGTAATTTATATAAGGGTTTTCCCATAAGGGAAACAATACCCCATTTTGCTCTACTGAAATTCTTACATAGTTTACATAATCAGAGGGTAAAACCATCTGTAGATTGTCAGTAAGCATCTCTTCAAGGACACAAATGCTTCTAAAAGCATCGTAGTTAAGTTCCTGAATGCCTCTCTTAGCATGAAAAATAACTGTTGACCTCTTTATATTATTAAGGATTTTATCATCCCCAATGTACATATATAAAAAGTTGTTTACAATTTCAGTGAAAGGAACGTACTGATAAGACCCCCAATTTGCATCCTTTGGGGCTATACCATCATTCTCATAATATTTATAATCTGTTATATAGGCCATTATCCTTCTATTTTATCTTCCATGGTTTCCTCTGTCGTGGCAAAAGTCGTCACTTCTTGTTCTCTAATATTCACTCCCGCATATTGCAATATCTTAAATACCAGGGTCGGGCTATCTGATAGCGGAAGCTCAAAGTCTTGGTAATCGGCAGCCCCTCCATCGAAGAGAGGATCGCCATCTGCAAGAGCTAGGGCTTGATAAGTCCAATTAGGATCTTGAGGATATCTAACATAGTGAGCGACAATCTGATTTGTTATGGTGGCAGGGGCTACAACTAGATAATTGTCTTGCTGAAAATAGGTGGGATAGGTTAAACTAGCCCCGGCTAATACAGAGCCTTGAGATAATAATATTTGGTTGTTATGAATCTTCTCTACCTCTGTACTCCCCCCATACCTAATAAAGTTTATGTAGTACCAATCTTCAGGGAGTTTAAAGTTATCCGCACTTGCATCCACTTTTATATATTCCCCTGGATTTACTACACCCGCTAATGACGCACCACTTGGTGCAGTAATAGCATTGGTGGTATCAAATGCTAATGCAGCTGGTATAGTTAATCTTAATACCTTTACGGTTCCATACACTTCAAAACTCGTTACTGTGCCTGTTGCACCACTTACTGCTTGAGTAACTAATTCTCCTACCACAAAGTCGGTTCCATTCCATACGGTAGTGGCATCTATTTGGATAAGAGCAAAAGGACAATTGGCTTGAGAAGAAAAGCTATCTATAACTTGCTCATAGGATTGAGGAATATCGGCATACCCACTATTGGATAGCCTTATCTCTCTGCCATTACCCTGATTTTGCTTTATAAGCCAATTGTTGTAGTCATAGAAGTATTCTTCAAATAATTCTAGTTGGGCTTGTTTGGCAAATAAATTAAATTCAGCGGGAGTGATGTAACCATTATTATCTTTGTTTAAGATGGCCATAACAGTGTTCCTAACTTCGTTAATCATATCGTGGGATTTATTACAAAGATAGCAAAAAAAAAGAGTAGTTTAATTTAAACCACTCTTCTCTAATAAATGACAGTATAACTCCTAAGCGTTAACGATACCTGCAGCAGCAATTGCTTTAGGCAACGTACAATCATAAACGGGTTTAGTCCATGAAGTCTCTAAAGCGGCTTTAACATGGTCAGTCACAGCTAACACTACATCAAATCCTACTTGTGCTGCCGTAGTAATAGTAGTAGTGGTTCCATCGTGATATTCAATAAGAGTAGCTGTGTTTGCTGCCGTAGCCGATCTAATTGTCTTAATTCCATTGCATGAGACTAATTGCCTTCCTGCATAAGCCGCCGTTGCGGTTCCTGTAATGTTTAAAAACTTTTCCATTGCAAAAAATTTATGGTTAAAAAAAATATAACCCTACAAAGATAGTAATTATTTCTTACTTATTTTCTTGAGATATTCATAGGCCTCTAACCCTTCATCACTTTGGAAAAATGCTATTAATGCAGACTTGGGATCTTCGCCAAAAGGAACAGTCATCAACCGCTTCTTGTTGTTTTTAAGATTATAAAAAATCTCCCTGCCATTGTTGCGTTCCCCTAGATGCCCTTGAGCCATTAGGTTAGAAACAAAATTAGTCATCTCCAATCTAGGATCTTCAATAAGATCTAAAAATTCAGTGGGGTTGTTTCTAGCATACACAAACACATCTCTCTTTAATTCTGCACTTGTCATTGCATCAACATTGCTACCCATACCTACACGGCAAATCATTTCCATCATATTGATATCTAAATCTTTGGCTACTGACAAAGCATCCACCTCACGCTGAAGATAACTCAACTCTTCGGCAACCTCTACTTGTTCATCTTTTTCTTCAAACTTCTGACCATTGGCAGGATGATAAGATAAAAAATCTTGTAAAGCAATATTGCTTTTAGGAACCATCAAAGAGCCATCTTCAAAAACGATGGGCTCAATAATAGCGTTATCATCTTGCTCATCTACAAAAGGGGAACCTTGGTTTCTAGCATACCTTAGCTCTCTATTGGTGCGGGTTTTTTCATCAAAATGCAATAATGGATGTCTACGGGTGTGGCGTGATGCCAACATAAATGATAAAGGAGCCGTACCTCCTTTTAGGACATATATCCTATCTTTTAATTCTTTCTTTTTCACTTGATTCGATTTAATTAGATTATAAAAAAAAGGGGGAAGTTGCCCTCCCCCTTCTGTCATTCTAGTCCTGGAACATGAAGAAGTTGTTCGCACCCATGACACAAAGAGCTCTTTCCGATAGGAAATGAACCTCCATTGCATCAAGATCGCTAGTCCTTGCACCACCAGCAGAACCAGTTATCCAAGTTTTGTACCTTCTATCTTCCGTTTCTGATGCTCTGTACCTTACGTGTAAGAATGGTCTTTTAGCATTTTTGCCTAAAACCTGATCATATACACTAGTAGTACCAGCAGGAACCATAACTCCATTGACAATACCTGAAGTTAATCCACCCCTAAGAGTAGCGTCATTCAAATACTTCCAATCAGTTTTGTAGAACTCATAGCCTCTCTTGAATCCTGTAAATCCAAGGTTAAGGGCCATCTCAGAATCGTTATCAAACAATCCGTAAGAAGTTCCACCAGCTCCATAAGAATTTTGAGCAGCCAACATATCGTCGATGTCAAATCCAAACTGTCTGTTCAAGAAGATTACATTCTCTTGGATTGCACCCTGCTTGTCTAGTCTTTGGATAACAGCATCAAAATCAGCAAGTACAGTGGGGTTACCACCTGACCATACATTACCTCTACCTGTTGTGAAGGCTGAGAATCCTGATATAGCGTCGAATAGACCTTCAGTACCAGCATTAACTGTACCAGCAGCTGGAGTAGACGTACTTAACGCATTCTCTGCACCTGATAAATTTTCTGCTTGTACACCCTCTACCATCGCCATCTCTAATTGATCTTCAAATCTCAAACGAGTATCGTGCTCTGATTTTATGTACCACAAGAATCCTGTAGCTCCGTTTTCTGAAGTTACTTCAACCCATCCAATCTGAGCCATGTCAGAACCAGCTACAGTGTAACGATTCTTAATGATGATTGGTTTGTTGTCGAAGAAAATATCTTCAGACTCATTAGAGCCCAACATTCCTTGTGTTCCTTTTGCAAATTCTGAACCATATACAAATGCTGTACATACAGTTGGAGCGGCAATTGGAGTTGCACCAGCTACATAGTAAGCTACTGTAAATGATGGAGCAGCTAAATCTACTGCTGTAATAACGCCTTTAGCAAAAACACCTCCTGCTGCGTTAGATGTTAGAAAGACTGTTTGTCCTACTCTGTATACACATTCTGTAATACCCGGATCGGTAATCACGAATTGTTGTCTTAATGCAGCACCTCCACCTACTGGAGCTTGAGCCGTACATAAGGTATACTTAGTATGTAATCTTCCTTGCTCTGCCCATTTAATTAAGTCAGAGTTTGTAGGTAATTCGGCACCTACGAGCCTTAAAAATGAAGCGATTGACCTGTTACCATATCTCTCAAACTCCTTCTCATAAGTATCAGGTAAATACTGATTCATAAAATCGAAGTTGGTAATATAGTTAGTAGGCAAGGTCGCTTTAATTGCTGACGGGGTTAAATCATAACCCGGTACAGCCTGGACTGATCCTGGCATAATATCTAAATTTTAATTTTTTTAATAATAATCATTTCTTGTTACTTCTAATAACTAATCCATTGCTCCTCGATGGTGGTGGTGTACCCGTAACTTTAAATCCGCCACGAGTAACACTTTCAGGAGCCCTCCGCATATCAATGTTTTTGGACTCTCTAGCACTGCTCTCTACAGCATCAGCCTTTCCTTGCTCATAAAAAAAGTTCGCAAAGGACTCTGGATTCATCGCTACTGATAACGACCTATGGTATTGTTCAGCATCTTTCAACATCCCGTTCTCATCTAAATGAGTATTAATGAAGTTGTTGACATTGGCTTGATTTTTCTTTATAGCCTGAGTTTCCCCTGGCTTGAACATAACGTCTTTATCCCCTACATTAAACTTGAAACCTTCAAATTCCGCATTAAATAATTCGTCTGTCTTTTTAAAGAAGTAATCTTGCTTTTTTTTCTGCTGGTCCTGTACCGTTTTCGATTCAGCAACATATTCCTGATAAGCCTTATATCCTTCATCGCTACTATCTGAACTACCAACTTCCCTTGACTCAAGTGGAGCCTTATATTGTTCTTTTAGTTTTGTGAAATGATCCTTGGCTTTAGCAAGTTCTTGTTTTTTGGCTATTTTTCTCTTCTTAACTTCTCCCTCATCATCGTAGTCCTCATCGTAAGCAAACTTGCTATCAATTTCAAACTCTATATCCTCAGAATCTAAATGAGGGTTAGTTTCACGATAATATTCTTCTAATAACCTATCATCATCAGCGCTATCAAAGTCTCTATTCAAACGAACAAAATCTTCAATACCTCTACCGGTGTCTTGTTTGTACTTTAAAAAAGTAGCCACATCTTCGGGCAATTCTTCGTTGCCCCTAGTGGTTTCAAACAATTCATCAACAGAGCTGATGTCTTTATTGTATCTATTCTTAATATATGAAAGAACGCTTTCGTCATCTATTTCTTTGTTTGTATCAGCAGGAACATCAACTTCCACATCGGTAGTTTCAATACTTGCATCAACAGTCTCAGCCTCGACGGTTTCTTGCTGCGACTCATGTTTGGCTAGAAGTTCGGCTTCCACAACTTGGGTGCCTTTTTCTTCTGCTGCGCCAATATCTTTTATTTTAATGTCAGCCATTAGATTTGATTTGATTTATTACAAAGTTAGTAAAAGTTTTTTACTTTTTACTGAGGATCGAACTGCGAGAGCGAAAATCCATCTAAAGTATCCTCATTAGACTCGAAGTTTATAGGCCCTAAGTTTTGTTTTCTCTGTTGTATCAATTGAGAGTTTTGACTATTTTGCTGACTAATTCTTTTATCTTTTGCTGCTTCTTTAAGAGATTCTCGTTTTTGAATATTAGAACTATCGGCTCCTTTAAGTTGCATATTAAATTCAAACTCTTTGGTCATAAGTCTTTCTTTTAGACCTGCTTCAGCCTCTAATTGACTTATCTTACCTTGAGTTTCTGCCTGAGCAAGTTGCATCTTAGCTTGTATCTCTGTTTGAACTTTTTGCATTTCAGCTTGGGCAGCTGCCTGCTGGATTTGCATTTGTTGCTCACTTTGCTGTTGCTGGATTTGGTCCTCTCTCTTTTGGTCTTGCTTTTGTTTCTGTTTGCGTTTTACTTTTAATAACTCATTAGCTAATTTAAGATTTCCTACTTGGCGAATGTCAATGGCATCTTCTAAGGTAATAGATTCTTTTTGCATAGCCATCTGAATATTCTCTTCTAATTTAGCTTTTTCCTCCTCATCGGGAGACACCTTTATAAAGACGGCGAAATCATAGATATATAAGTCTTTTATCTCATCCAAAATAGAAACATTGTATTGCCCCACTTGGTCAATGAACTTCTGCCTAAAAGGATCGTACTCTAAAATATCGGCAACCCTACACGTTAGAGCCTCTGATAGTCTTTTAGTTATATTTAAACTTCCTTCTAAAATATGTCTAGTAGCCGTATTGGAGTTTAAGGCAGCTAATTTTTGAACCCCTACCAAAGACTTAGGATCGGGAGTTGAAGCATCTCTAGCTTCATTTAGTCCCGTCACACCTCTAAGCATATCTAAATAATGATTGTAAGTGCTAACTAAAGCCTGAATCTTGCTTTGGCCACTATTCGAATTTAATTCCTGTATCGGTATCTTAGCATGGTTATATTCGCCATCTTGAGTATAACTCCTTCCAATTACACTACCAGTTTGGAAATACATCTTTAATGCATCTTCAGGATTGTAAGCTGCCCCGGTTCCTAAATCTACATCATTGATTCCATCGGCATCTATATATACTCCATCAGGAACAATGCGGGCTAAAACTTGTTGGAGTTTTAAATGAGTCATTTGAATAAGATCAGCAAAAGTTATCATTCTACGAGTAAGAGACTCGACAACTCCCTTATACATTCTAGGTGCAGTAACAACATAATTTGGAAGAGCATATTGAGAAGCCGACTTAGGGCGAACCATGTTTTTAGATAGCTGCCATTTTAAAAGATAATTACTTCCCATTATTAATATCCCCTCATACCAAACATCAATGGTTTTTTCTATTTTCCCAAATCTTTCTGCCTCATCAACAGGAGGATTAAAAGTGTCATCCTTTTGAATAACCTTATGCCCACCATGAGCCATCTTTTTCTTTTTGTGAACTATTTTCTTGGTGGTCTTATAATTATAATACAATAGAGTTATAACGTCCTTGTCAAAAATATCATCTCTATACTGTCGAGTAATGCCATAATAATCATACCAAGCGGTAGCATATTGTTGGATTTCAACTACCTCTTCTTTAGTAATGTCAGGTTTAATCTTATAGAGTTCCGTTATAGGAACCTGTTTAACTTCACCCCAATAGAAACAGTCCCTAAAATAAGGGTCCTCAGTATAACTATATACAATATTAGCCGGATCTACATATTCAACTTTTATACCTGCCCCTGGAAGGAACTCGTGTTTTACTACCCCTATGCCAACCACTGTTAAGTCGTAATCTACTCTCTTTCTAATGTCGTCGTAGAAATTTTCGTCTAAGATAGTTTTAATGGCTTGTTCTTCAGCGATCTCAATAGCAGGCTTATACTTTAATTGCATATATAATGATAATTCCTCATCGCTTTCAGGGATTTCATCAGGAGAAACATTGAAGCCATCAATGCCAAACTCTTTTTTTGTATTTAAAAGAAAATCTTTTGAAATCATATCCGTTTCAATCATCTTCTGAAATTGAGCTCGATGTTGCGCAGATAAAACATCCACAGCATAAGCCTGTACAGTAAATAGTCTATCATGCATTCCATTTACTACTATATCTACGAATTTTGGAATAATAGGAACAGGAGTCCAATCCAAGTTTAAATAGGACATATCTCCATCTACAGCAATCTCAGATTTATATTTACCAATAGGTTGTTCTCCTCTAGCGTAAAGTCTTAATCGATGAAACTCTAACCATTGATTGTAATAACGACACGTAGAACCATCTCGTCGGAACCATTCATACTGAATAGATTGACCTATTCTAAGTCCATAATCTTCACTTGCTTTTTCTGCATCTGTAGCTGTTTGTGATGGAAAACTGATGGGAGCTATCACTAAATCAATTCCTGTCATAGTCGTCGTTATTTATTATTTTACTCATTGAGCCCTTGTTACTATACCTTGCAAAGTTAACTTTTATTTTTGACTCTTTCTTAATGGGAGTATACATATGCTTTTGATTAGCCATAATCGCTAGGCCTGAGCTTATAGCTGCATCGTGCTTAGTCCGATTATTAATATCAAACTTAGCCCAATCAGTTAAGGTTCTAGTAAAAGCCATTAATCCCATCTCCGTGGGATCACGATATACTCCTTCAGTATCTAAGCCTATGTGTTTTTCAATATAGGATTCTATAGCTGAAGCATGAGCCTGCTTAATATCTTCAGAACTATTAGGTATGCCTCCTAGTTCCTTCTCACTGCGAGAAAGTCTATTATAAGTTTTGTCGGGGCGATTAACAGAATAATCTCTATAGCCTCTATTTTTAAAATGGTATAACAACCGCGGCTTGTTGTTCTCAGCTAATACAGGCATCCCATAAAAAATACACGCCATTAAGACATCTTCAAAAAATATCTCTGCTGTCTGAGGTCTAGCAATATATTCTAAAAAGAACTCATTACTTGGAGCGTCATCCATATTGAATTTTGTGAGTCCATGCAATGAACCATTAGAGCCTTTACCAACTACCGTTCCCGATATATCATAAGGATCACATCCAAAGCACCCCAAATGTTCATTGCCAGGATAATTTCGTCCATTCTTTTTTAAAGAATTATTTTGAAGCTCTAAACGTGGAAGCCACGATACAAAAAACCTTCCTCGTGGATCAGGTGTCCATATTACGTTGCCATCTTTTTCGCCATTATACCAATGAAAGTTTCCTTTTGTAAGTAATCTCCCTTGAATAAGAGAATCGTTATAATCAATCTGCTGATATATTTTCGTTAGATTAAATAGAGAACTTTTACTTTCATCCCTAAAGGCATGGGACTCAGAACGAGGAAACTGACGATAAAATTCATTTAGAGCATCCGGATCAGACTTTAAAGACTCTACTTCGTTTTTCCAATAGGTAATGACTGATTGATGGACCCATCCTCCATCTAACCCCTGAATAGGTTCATCAGGGTCCTCAAGTATGGGCCACCCATACTCATCCATATACCCCTCAAAATTCCATTCCATAGGAATAAAGAGACAATATAATCCTGATTTCGTTTGGCCATTTGCATTACGCTGAGTAGGGTTGGAGTCCTCAAAGAGTTTTTTAAAGTTAGCCCCTCCTTTATCTAAGGCATTAGAGGTTGACCCCATTAAACATTTTCCTACCACTCTGCTTCCTAAACGCAAACACGTTTTAGTAACACGCCAGTTGTTAAGGATGTTTTCGGGCCTATCCCATTTTCCCGACTCATCATGTATAAGTCTTATAAGTTTCTCTCCATCATAACTGTTATCCGAAGTGTTCTTCCAATCAATAACAGTATCTAATCCATCAACATCTAAATCGTGGACTTGGTCCATGTTTTTTCTAGTAATCTTAGAAGCGGGAACTCTATAAGCTAATTCTGTCTTAGGCTTATCCATACCATCCTGAATAGGTTTGAAAAAGAAAGGATAATTATTGGAAATAGGAACTACCTTATCGGTGAACATCTTCTTGGCATCAGCCCCGGTCTTTGATAGTATTCCTATCCTAGCATCCCTGGTAATAGTAGCCGTATTAACGGCTTCTGCTGAACTCATAAAAGAAAAGCCTGAACGACGGTTTTTAAGGTAACACATTCCAAAGGAACGGGTATCCGCAACACACGCTTCCCAAAATAAAAAAAATATCCTATTAGACTCCCTAAACTCAGGTTTGCCGACATCAATTTTAGTCCACTGCAAATACATATAGTGGGTGCCAGTAATATACGTCTCTATTCCATTGTTAATGAACCAATGACCATCATCTCGTCTATTATATTCTTCTTCAATATAAGAAATCCATTTATTCTTATAGACATTATCCCTCTTGTTCCAATCAAAAATAGTTTTTAGACGACGTAGCTCTTTAGGGTAATCCGAAGCCACCCATCGGTTAGCCCCTTTCGGTAATTTGGTAGTATTTTTTGGTAAGCCTATGCGTAACCCATTAACCTCATAAACTTCTCCTAAAGTCCCATCTTTAGAGATGACGACCATATCATATTTTGGGTGGTAGCCATAGTCCCAAGTTTTAGCCTTGTTTTTTTTAAGTCTCGCCCCGGCGGGAATCTTAGGATCAATAACTTCATATAGGACATTTTCCATTCTACTTTGAGTTTCTCTCGGCAAACCCCTGAGTAGCATTGTTGTTCATTAAAACTTCAGTGCCTTCTAAAATAGCTTTTTCCTCCTCTATCCTTTTAAGAATCTCAAAGGCATCAAAAATAGCCAACTTTTTAGTAGCTGCTGCATTCTTTAAACGATCAGCCGCCAATTCATCTTCGGGATCAGGCTTAATAATCTCTTCTTTAGCCACATTAATGAGCTGCTTGACAGCTTCTTGCCCAGCCTCAATAATACGTGCTTTTAATTTACTTACATCTAAATCTTTGTACATATATTACGTGTAAACATTCTATAAAGTTTCTCGCCTTCTATCATAAACTCATATTCCGAATGAGGTTGAAAGGTTATCAAATCCCCTTTATGTAACCCCATGTCCTCTAACTCATCATTGGAATACACTATTTGACCAATCAAACTCAAATGGTTGTTGTTCTCGATGTTCATGTTGAAGAGGTTGGAATTTTCATTATTTAAAGGCCTTACAAAACAATATCTAGAATGAGTATGCCATTTATTGTCATGTTTATATAAAAAGAATTGATCATTGTTAACCATAAAGATATCATCACGAAAATGACAAGGTCCAGATTTTTCTCTTCCCTTCATATCATAATATTTCTTAAAGACATTGTGGTGAACTAATAACATATCTCCTGGCTCAATATCTCCTTTGTAACCTATAGGAGTGGCAATAACCTCGCCATACCGATTGGAAACCTTATGGTCCTCTTGAGAACTTGAGGTTATAAAATCAATGTCACCAAACTTCTTAATATTATCATATCTCCGCCCCCCTTTAGGGCGAATTAAAAATAAAGTTGGAGAACGCATATTAGTATTTTTCTATGTTATATTCTAAAGTATAGGCCATATTCGTATTAAAATACTTCCATAACTTTATGGTCTTGTCGCTATTTTCTATCCAAATTTTTACTTGTCCATCAGCGAGTTGTTGAATAAGATGTATACTAGCTTTCCCCCCTAAAACAGGTTGATTTAACACATAATGCATCGCATTTGACTTGAAGTCCAAGCCTATAGAAATCTTTCGTATTAACATTAGCTTAAAACGCCAGTAGACATATCGACTTTCGTAGATTCGTATTTCTTTCCTAACTCAGATTGAATTTGAGTCATAGTAGAAATAGTCTTTTGGTGTTCGCTAATAGCCATCTTCTTCTTCTCAGTTAAAGCCCAAATAGAGGCTTCCATGTCCCCAATAGATAATAGACTATCATAAAGTTTTTTATTCAGGTCTTTGATATTGGTTAATTCTTCTTCGGTAAGTTTCTTGTTTTCCATTTGATTTAATTTGATTTGATTAATAATAATTTAATTTTATACTATACAAAGTACATTACAAGGATTAGCTGATCCTGGTAACATAACCCCTGAAACCACATACACATCTCCTCCAGTAAGAGGTGGTGGAGGGAGTGGTGCGCCTATTGGAGCAGTAACTAATCCTCCCTGTAGAACAGGAGCAACACCACCTACGACATTAATGTTAATAGTTTGTAGGTTTGGAGCTGCAGATAAATTTCCTAATGCAATTGAATGAGGTGCTGTAGCTGTGGCTCTTCCTCCTAGGGCTATGCCATCTTGCGCAGCATTAGACAACGATCCTATAGCTATTGATGCACCCCCAGCTGTTGAATTAGCCCCTATTGCTACTGCATCAGAATCAGCATTAGCACTTACATCTGCTGAGTGACCTACGAGGACATTCTTCTGTCCATTAACAAGAGTGTTGCCAGCTGATGCACCAATAATGGCATTTTCGTCTGAAGTTATATTCTGTCCGGTAGTATCGCCTATAACCACATTTTCGCTTGCGTTTACTGATGCAGTTAGCATACTGTCCCTTCCTATAGCAATATTTGCTGTTCCTGTTGTTATACCAAACCCTGCGTCATAACCTATAGCAACATTTCCTTTTCCTGTTGAAAGCGCGCCTAAAGAGAGCGTACCTACAGCAGTATTAGAGTCAGCCACATTAGAGTTCATAAACTCCATAGACTTACTTCCTATCGCTACATTATAGTTGCCAACTGTGTTTGGAGCAACTCCTTTTAATGCGTTGAATCCTAGTGCTGTGTTGTGCGCTGTATCTTGTGTACCTGCGCCTGCACTATGCCCTACACCTGTGTTATAGCTACCTGCTACGACCTCTTGTAGTGCCCCTATTCCAAGTGCTGTATTTAAAGTCCCTGTTAGTGGGCTTTGAACTAATGCGTCAAAGCCATAAGATAAATTCAGATCGCCAAGAGGATGAGTTACAGCAGCGTAATAGAGTCCAAGTGTATGTGTAAGTGTTATAGGACCAGTCTTGCCTATAGTGATATCTGGAAAGGTGGCTGCTGGTGCTAAATCTAGCTTTATAAGATCAGTTGCTGTAGGAGTGTTAGTAGCGTCTCCTGTAAACACATTAGAAGTGGTTAGATGCAATAAACTTGAGACAGTACTCCATGCCAATGGCGCACCTGGTCCTGCCGAGGCTATTACCTCTCCAGCTACTCCTGCTATTCCAGCTAATGTTATTCCATTGTCGAATTGAAAGTTATGAACGCTTAACGAATCAATTCCTCCAGTACCTGTTAGGTTTATTTTAGATCCTGCACTAAATGCCCATATATCAATGTCTCCATC